CCACCGCCACCACCACCAAACATCAGCACATAGACGAACTTCGCCCCAGCAGGCTTAGTCCATGTCGATGAGCCGGTGCTGGTGAACTCTTGGATGTCTGCGCTTGCTGCACCGCCGCCGCCACCACCAGCAGCCCACTTCACCCCAGACGATTGAGTGCTGTCAGCGGTCAGAACGTAAGCATCAGTCCCGACAGGCAGACGCACGTTGCTCGTGCCGTCGTTGACAAGCAGATCGCCCTTTGTCGTCAGCGGAGCGATCTGATCGGCCTGCGACAGAACCTTGACCGTCCCGCTGCTATCTTTGAAATACAACTTTCCGTCAGCGGTGTTAACCACCAACTCACCAGTTGAAAGGCTCAATGCCGTCGGAACGGCCCCAGGTGTGCTGCTGTATCTAAGCTGAATCGTGACGGTGTTGCCAACCAGACTCGCTGATGTCGCAGGAACAATCTCAGAATTGTCGTCCACCAACACGGCTCGTTCAGCCGGATAGGTCAGGAACACATCCTTGCTACCCGCACCCCAGTTGACTGCTGACCCACTGTTGCTCGACGCAAGAATCGTGTCTCGGCTAAGAGTCGTGCCGGATGACGTATACGTTCCGACCCCAACCTCCCAGTCTGTGCCGTTCGTAACCGTGTAGTAGGTAGCGTTACCGTCACCTACAACAGCGAACGATTGAAACCCCGTTGCTGCACCGGCCAGCGTATAAGTGCCTGTGCCGGTAGTAGTCGTGGTTTCCTTGACCCGATCTTTTACGACAAGTGCCATGCTTTACGCCAAAAATTTGAGTTTGTAGAGCGTGGAGTAGTACAGCGCCAAGATCTCATCGATGATGTTTTGCAACGGCGTGCATTCCTTGTCGACGACCTTGTACCGGGTGTTTTCGATCTCTTTGACCTGATCTTCCAAGAACTCGACCACGTTGTTGGTCTTTTTGGCCGACTGCAACGCGATCGGCCCGATCAGGCCATACTTCCCCTGATAGGCTTCAGCAAAATCATCTGCCAAGTCAATGACGCCCGTGTAGAACTTGTTCAGCGCCTTGTGCTTGGCATACGATCTCGTATTAAGGTGTACCGAATGGGTGACATCCCGCGCGAGAAAAAGCTGCCCGATAAAGACTTCGCACGTCATTGCGGCACCCCTTCAGGCGGCATCATCGGTTGCTGCGGCATCGGAGGCGGCTCCGGCATGAAGTTCTGCGGCATGGCCGCAAGGTTGCCCAAGTCCATCACGTCTCGCAGCGTCTGGATGACCACTTCCTGCACCTGCTCCGGCGACATCGCCGCTGACATCGCCTGAATTCGGCGCGTCTCGGCCTCATACGCCTTAATGTCGTTGGCCTGCGACTTGATCGCCAGATCCTGCGCTTCCATCGACTGGTTGACGTTCTGCAACAGCCCCATCATCTGCTGGATTTGGCCGTTCAGCGCCTCGATCTGCTGGTTGGCCGCCTGAATCGCAGGATCGTCCTCGTCTTGCAGCAACTTAGGATCGATCATCTTGCGCAGACGAGCTGCAAGCTCCTGCGCACCAGGCCAGTCCATGTTCTTGACGAACAGGTCGCCCGCAGCCATCCACAACTGCGGGTTGCCTTGCAGGATCTGCCCCATCGCTTCCATCGACTCCTGACGCTTGGTCATGTAGCTCGGGCCGGTCGTGACCTTGACGTCGTACTTGCCGATCGACGGGTTGTAGATCTTCTTGACGATGATCCCTTGCTCGTTGATTAGCTTAGTAACCGCTTGCTGCTGACTCGGATCGATCTCAGCTTGGGTCACCTCGCCATCAATTCCAATGATCCGCGCGATCCGACGGGTGTCGTAGATCTTGGGCACCAGATCGATGATCTGCCGCGTGATGTACCGAACCGCACGCGCCAGATTGTCGACGTAATGGAACGTCCCGGTATTGCTCTGCTGCTGCCGCGCCAAGATCGCCCGGCCCGACCGCTCGTTCGAGCTTGCGCCCAGACTCGGGTCATACTGACCTGTGGTCGCTTTGAGGTCGTCAGAAGCCCCCATTTTGGCCTGTATAAGGCCCGTTTGCGCCATCGGAGGGGTAGACCTCTGCGGCAGCGGTAGAGGCGCTCCTTGGCCGTCTGTAGCGTCTGGATTGACCTCCAGATAGGGCCAGTTGTTGACGTTGGCCGTCTTCCACTGGTGTTCGTAGCCCTCAAACTGCCCGCCGTAGCCAATAAACGGTGCTTTGGGGGCCAGCGCCAGCATCTCAGCCTCTTGGCTGACCCAGTAGTTGTAGAGCCGCTGGGCGTCCTTGGCGTTCCGCACAAGGCCCGAGATCTGCACCTCGCCGTCGACCTCAAACTCGTTGCCGATCACCCGCACGACCGGGATGTACTGCCCAGGCCAGTTGCGCTCTTCCAACACCTCAAAACCGTTCGTTTTAAGCCATTTGACCTGCTTTCGGTCAACTTTGCGTTGCCGGATGGGGCGCAGCCCCATCTGACGCATCTGCTTGTCCTGCGGGTCGTCCTGAAAGAACACCTGACCGTTGGGGTACAGGTTCAGCGTTGCCGGTTTGTGCTCGTAGTAGAAGTACTCGGCGATGCGGATGGTCATCTCGCCCACCCACTGGCTGATGTCGGCGTCGCCGACACCTTGCGCCATGATAGAGGTCACCGGCGCGGCTTTTGGGTAGAGCCGGTGGTACTCTTCCTTGGTGATCTCGTCCGTGATGAAGCAGTACTCGGCGTCTGCCCCGCACGGATCTTGGATCATCGGGTCCATGTAGACCGAAAACGGGTTCCGGACCCGCCCGATCTTGATGTCTTGGTCGAAGCTCGTCTCGTCGCAGTACTCGGTCAGCAGCCGGATGTAGCCCTCGCCGTGGATGACTTGGTTCTCGCACGCCGTGTCGTAGGCGACGTCCGCATCGCTGATGTACTCGATGTGACGCACGATGCCGTCCAAGACTTCAGCCATCTCGACGTCAGCCATGTCGTCCACCGGGATCACCTTGCCAGACGGCCTGTTTTGGCGCTGGTCGTTGGTGACCTGTTTGACGTGCTGCGGCAGCTTGTTGATGGTCAGGCAGGGACGAGCGTTGATCGTCTGCCCTTGGGCCGTCCCGCGCGTTTTTAGCACGTCTGCGGGCCATTGCCAGTTGTTGTCAGGCGATCCGGCCATGAACCGCAGGTCGTCCAACTGGTCCTGTCGGCTGTCTGCGTATGCGGACATCGCCACCCGCAGGCGCGTCCGCATGGTGTCGAGAACGTCTTTCACTTTTTGCCTTTTTTGGCTTGGGCAGCGCGTTTGGTCGAGTACGCTATCGCCACCGCCTGTTTTTGCGGCTTTCCAGCCGCCATTTCAGTTTTTACGTTCTTTCGAAAGGCGGCAGGGCTGGCTGACTTGACGAGTGGCATGGCTGGCTACCTCTTTTTTGCTGTTTTGGCCGACTCTTTGAAGTCTTTGGCCGTTGGCGCGCCTTTGGTGCCGGGTTTGCGCATTTTCTCGCCCGATCCGGCGGCTATGCGCTCGCGTTTAGCATGAATTGCTGCGTAAAGACCAGGTTTGGTTGCCATGTCAGCACTTCCATCGTTTGAGCGCCGCCTTGGCGCGTTCGCCGTCCTTGGCCTTGGCCGCCACCCCGCCCATACGGGCGCAAAAGCTGGCTTTGCGGCCCTTGTCTGCGTCCGTCTTGGGGCTTGGCGCGGGTGCCTTCAGGTTGCTGCCCGTTTCGCGGTTGTACTTAGCCCGGCCCTTAGCCGTCAGCCCGGCACCTTCCTTGGTCGGCAGCTTCTCACCGCGCCCTACCGACAGACTAACGGACTTTTTTGCCATGTCGGTCAGGCTCCCATCCATCCGGCGGCTTGACTGACTCGGTCGGAGTACGCTACTTGGCGCTCCGGCTTGTAGGACGACTGACGGGACGCGACCGGGAACGCGAACGTACACGCCAGCGCGTCGGCTGCGTCCGGTGAGGCTAGTCCTCTTGCTTTCATGTCCTTCTTGCTCTCCAAGAAGATCGTCCCGGCCGAGTCCGGTTTGGTCTTGGGGCCGGTGAAGTCCGACTTCAGCTGCCGATCGTTGGGGATGCTGCCAGTCTTCAACCAGTCCCGCATGGCGCCCCACAGTTCGGCGCGCTTGTTACCCCACATGATCGGGTTCTTTGACTTCCAACCGAAGTTCACCCCACGCACCTTATACCGTTGTTCCGTCAGCCGGTCAAGTATGCCGTAGCCCAGCCCGCCCTCGTCGATGACCGTCAGCGTCGGCCTGTACTCGTCGATGGCGTCGATGACGTGCCCGACCGTCGTCATGGTGTCGTCGCCCCGGTACCGCTTGATGTGCAGCAGGTCGCGCCCTTGGCGCACCACGATCACCGTGCTGTCGGCGCCCGACCGCGCCGGGTCGATCCCGATCACGATCGGCGCGTCCGCGTCCTTGTACCGGGGCCGGGCCGCGGCCTCGTCCACCAGTTGCGGCGGGATGAACTGGTCGTCGCCCGCGCTCGGAAACTCACCATACACCTCAATGCGGGCCTGCGGGCTGTCGCTGCCGTACTCCGCGATGATCTGCTCGTAGATCGCCTTGTCCGTGTCCTCGACGTCACGGGCGTCGATGTGCTCCGAATGCCAAAACTCCCGCTTGGAGTGGAAGCACTCGAAGAAGTAGCCTTGGTTGCGCCGAGGGTTGCTGAACGCCATCCAGAAGCGGTTGGGCGTGTTCTCTGTAAAGAAGCCCTGGGCCACGTCCCAGATCGGGTCTGGAATGCCTGACGCCTCGTCGAACACCAGGAACACCCCGTCCACGTTGTGCAGACCGGCGTAGGCGTCCGGGTTCTCCTCCGACCAGAGGCGCCCCTCGATCGACCAGAACCGCGTACCCTTCTTCAGGTCGCGCTCCACGATCTCAGCCAGCCACTTGGCCGGGCTGACCCGCGTCGCGCTGATCTCGAACCAATGGCTGTTGATGAGGAGCGCCAGCCACTTGGTGATCTCCGACCAGGTGATCGAGCGGAGCTGCGCCTCGCTGTTGGCCGACACGATGGTGGTGGCGCCGATGCGCGTTGTCAGCATCCACAGCACGAGCCAACTGACAAGGGCCGACTTCCCGATACCGCGACCGGAGGCGACCGCACTCCGGAACACCTTGTAGGCGGCAGCGTCGTTGTTGTTGCGGATGTGGTCGGCGATCTTCCTCAGCAGGCGGCGCTGCCACTGACGCGGGCCTTTGTGATGCGCGAGCGGCGTGTTGGGCTGGCCCCACGGGAACGCGAACAGAACGAACGCTTCAGGATCGTTCTTGAGCTTGGGCGACCAGAGGCGCGTCATAAGCGCCTGCTCGTCTGTCGCTGAGTAGATTGGTTGCTGCATCTACGGTTTCCATGTCGATGACGCGCCGCTCGGCCGCCTCTAGCGCGGATATTACGCTGATCTGCTGGCTGACGTCGATCTGCACCTGCTGCTTGGCGACCCAGTCGTGCTTGTGCTTCAGGATGTCCAAGGCGACCTTGGCGTCGCCAGCGGCAGCCGCTGCGTACAAGGTCGTGCTGAGTTCTTTCTCGGCGTCGGCACGCCCCTTCTGCTCAGCCAACTGCGCTAACGGGTCCATCTCACACAGCCGCCGATACTCGACCGGCAACAGACCCGCAGCAAGTGCCAAATTGTCTCCACGCAAGCCAAGCTTGGCAGCGTCATAGATCGCCTGCAAACGCGCCTCGGTCGCTTGCAGTTGGCGTGCAGTAAGGGGCAAAGTTTGGAACATGGCGCGAGTGTAGCAGGTGGCGCCGCGATTGTGTATCGGTGAGCGTTTTGGGTTTTCAAAAAATAAAAAAGTTTTTGCGAGACCTCCGTTTTTGACCCGTCGGTCGGCCGGCCCTACCCGGGGGGCGTCGCGGCCGTCGGCTCGCTGGTCTCGAGCTGGTGGGCATCGCGCCTATCAGCCTGGCCGGATCGATAGGCGCACGCTATCGACTATCGGATCCTCGCGCCAGATAGCTGGAACCTATCGCACCTGGACGCGCGGCGATGGGTCAAATACCCTTGCCCCGGGCGGTCGCTGTCATACACAT